GTAATTATATTACCCATCAATTCGCGATTTAACTTTCTAATTAAGCTTACATCTCGTAAGCCTCCAAACATTGCACACATATTATCCTATGTAAATTGTAAATGGTACTTCAGCTAGTTCATTTTTTCTAAATTGAGCTTCAGCTGCTCTACGTTCCAAAGAAGCTTGACGAGAAGTTTGATCAAAATATTCTCGTAATTTTTCAATTAATCTTAATTTATCAGTTGAAGCTTGTGTTAACAAATCTTGCTGATTTAGTGTTACTTCAGCATTTGGTATAGGTATATTACCATATTTTCCACGAATCAAACCTAAGATTTCTTTGGCTAATGCCAAAGTATATTCAAATATCCATTGACGACCTACACTATTAATTAAAGTATATGTTGGATTTGTGTATGGGATATTAGAAACATTGTTTGCAGCTCCTGTATTAGGGGTAGAAGCCGCACCATCTATTCTTTCATTTACTTTAATATATTCAAAATACATTCTAGCCTCTGAATTGTTTGGGATAGGAAATACTTTTAATACATTGTTTTGGATTTCAAAGCTATAATTAGATCTACGAACCATATCATTCAATTCAATGGCTTGTAATGTTTGTAGATCATAGTTTAAAGGCATCATCAAAAAGTTGATGGCAGGAGAAAACGATCCAAATCCAAAGCTATCAAATAATGCTTGATATCCATATCCTGTACCTGCGTATGGGTCAAAATATCTTACTACCGCAGGTGGAGCCTCATAAAATACTCGCTTAATTTCAATTGAACCACTAATTCCTTCATCCTCTGCCCATTGTTTTAAATCATAGCTTTGTACGGATGCTGAAAGTGGCATGTATCCTTTATAGTATGTAAGATTACCTCCTGTACCTGCTTCAGCACCATATTGTTGAGATAATCGAATTACGGATTGAAGGGAAGGAGTAATTATAGAATTATTTAACGGGGTAGTAGTGCTAATACCTATTAGATCTAATTGGTTATCTCTAATTTGATAAGCATATAGTTCATTTCCGTATGTAGTGATTGCTTCCTCGAATGCAGCATAAAAACTAATGTCTTGTAATTCAACATCTACTAAAGGATAGCCTAATCGTCTAGCACAAAAATTTGCTACTTTGTCTGCATCTCTTTGAAATTCAGCATCATAGTCATAAAATCCAAATGGGGTTTCACCTGGAGAGAAAGCACTAGTACCTGACCATATAGGAACATTCATGGTATTTTAATTAAGAGGTTGCTATATAAAATTCTACCTTAGCAGTATTACTGCCTGATGGTTGTAGATTTATAGAAGAAATATAGTCATAACTAAAACCTGTTAAACTTCCGGTTATTTGTGAGCTAGGAAGATAAAAAGATTGTTGAGGCTCCATTCTAAAGTTAAGCTTCTGTCTTGAAGAAGATACTTCTATGTTAACAGGAATAGTAGCTGAATGGTTTGTTACACGAGCATATTTTAGCTTATCTTCTTTAAAAGTACCAGCTTCTACTTCAGTATCAAAGTTAAATACTGATGTTTTAACTCCTGCTGGTAAAAGCATAGTTCTATGATCAAGATAGTTTACATCACTGATATCAATAGATTGGACAGTGCTTCTATCGTCTCCATCTAAAGTAAGCTGTTCGTTTATAAAAAGTTTTAAGGTTGCCATCTTTTTATTATAAATATTGAAAAAATGTTAGTCCCTAAAGAGCTTGTATACCTCTAATATAGGGGCAACTATTTCGTGTTAAATCCCTCAACATTTTCCTCCAATCTGTATAGGAAGGTAAAGCCAGATTCTTTTTTGTTCTTTAGATCTATTTGAGCTATATCGCCACATATTACCATTTTAGAGTTTTTTCCTAAACGACCAATAACGGTTTCCATCTGGGAATGTGTTACGTTTTGTGCTTCATCTACAATTACAAACGAGTCTACAAATGTTCTACCTCGCATGAAAGCAAATGGTACAATTTCAATATCACCATTTTCTATATGTTTATCTACTTTTTCTTTAGAATATAACATGTATAGATTGTGATATATGGGGGCCAACCAAGGGTCCATTTTTTCGCGTATATCGCCCGGTAAAAATCCGATTTCTTCCTTGGATACAGTGGGTCGTGATATGACTATTTTTTCCACTTGCTTATTGAAAAACATGTCAAGAGCACATTGAACGGCAACTAGTGTTTTACCAGAGCCTGCCATACCTTTTATTACGGTAATGGGATTTTCTAAAATAAGGGATTTGGCTTGTTTTTGTTCGGTATTTAAAACTACATTAAACTTTATTGGATTCTTTGGTTTACGCTTTTGGACGAACACGTCGTCACTATGGTGATTTGATGTCATATAGATAACTTTAAAATTCTGTTATAAATATAACAATAAAAAAGCCCAATCCAAAGGATTGGGCTTAATTTACTTTAAATTATAGATTAAAGAGTGTTTAATCCACTGATTTTAATCAAACCATAGAATTCAGGACGTACCATCTTCTTAGCGTAACGAGTCAATAGACCTTTTCTTGGAGTAAAGGTTTCTGGATCGTACACTAATGGAGTCATGATCAATGGAATGTAAGGAGCGAATACAGCACCAGTCTCAAGGAACTGAGCACCTCTAAATCCTAACAAGATTTGGTTTTCAAGCATGTAAGGGTTTTTGTAAACCTTAATCTTACCACCGCCTAAAGCACCAATTTTCTGTACTCCGAATGCGTAAGTTGACTTTTCAACATCACCATCAACATCACCGGCAAATCCAGGGATAGATTCGATGATTGTAGAAACAGCTGGAGACAATACCATAAAGTTTGCACCACCACGAAGAGTTTTCTGGTGAATAATGTTGCTTAACTTCTGGATTTTAGTTCCAAGAGTTTGGAACCACTGACCTTGGCTGTTATAGAAGCCTAAGTTAGAGATAGTTCCGTAGAGCGTGGTAAGCGTTAAGATCCTGAGCAAATTCAGGAGTCCATACAGCCTTCAATTTACGAGTCTTAGCAACGATAGCAGAAGATTTCATCTGTACGTTGATTTCAGGGATGTTGATTGCTGGAGAGTTGTTAGCGTTTAAGCCAGGGTTTGCATCTTCAAAGTCACCTCTGTATTGATCAGTTGGTTGCATTTGGAACAATACTGTGTAAGCTGCAGTAGGAGCTTGTGAAGTTGCATCAGATCCGCTAATTACGAAAGATACGTTAGTACCACTTACACTAGTGAATTGAGGTAAGTTTTCAGCAGCTGTCAAGTTAGAGCCAGATAAGATAAATCCTCTAGCACCTGCAAGATCAGCATTTTTACCAGCCATGGCTACAGTTACTACTTTGAATTGATCAGCAACTGCAGAAGCAGAGTAGTCAGAATCAAAGTTTAAGTCAGACCAAGAAGCAGTAGCTTGGGTAGCAGTAAATGCAGAAGAAGTGTTGTTGATAGAATATGCAAATCTACCAGCACCGTATAAACCACCAGAGTTAGTGTTACCAAATGGTGCCTCAGCGGAACCAGTAGTACCATATACAGAGTTACCAACAGCAAATGGAGCTTTGTCAGTTCCATATTGGAAGTCAAGATAGAATACTAGACCAGAAGGTAAGTTCATTGGTTGAACAGAAACGAATTCTTTCGCTGCAATTTGACCAAATACTTTTCTTACCAATGGAAGAGCAACTCCCGCCCATTGTTCACCCACACCTGCAGTGAAGCTACCTACTGATTGAGAACCTCCACCAGTTTGAGATGTTTCAACTACTAATTGCTTAGCTTGGTTTTCTAAGATGATACTCATGTTGTTCTTATGTGTACCATTCAAACCTTCTAGCAATCCTGTTTTTTCCCATTTGCTAGCTAATCTAGCAGCATCACCCTGTACAGAGTGATATGGGTTTGCGCTTTCTAAAAGAGATTGTAAGCTCATTGTTTTTCGATTGTTTGTTTTAAGTTATTATTTTAATTATTTGATACCAGCTAGCTTCTGCCATCTGGCTACCATTGGATCAACTTCTACAATTGGTTGTCTGTTTTCACGGATAACACCTGTAGCTTTTGAAGCGCTACCTTTGATTTCATTTACCATAGAAGATTTAGCAGTTTTAGATACCATTCCTTCGTTCAATGTTTCAAAGATAACTTTTGCTTCTTTTACTGATGTAGCCTTATCAAATGCCTTTAATACTCTAAGTTTTTGGCTTTCGTTAAGGTTTTTAGCGTTGAAAATTTTGTTGGTGTACAAAAGTTTAGCGTTCAAC